AGGATTGAACCCGTATGAAGGCGGGGATGTTTACGAAAACCCTAATACTAACACAAATGAAAACAATAGAGGAACTGAGGAATGAGTTTGGCGACAATGTAGAGCTGCGATTCGTTTCAGGAACAGAAGCAAGGGCTGAAGGCGATGGTCATGTGAGTGGCTATGGTGCGGTGTTCAATTCATGGTCGCCTGACTACTACGGATTCAGAGAGCGCATCGCTCCCGATGCTTTTAAAAATGTAGATATGAGCGATGTAGTGGTGACATTTAACCACAACTTCGATAACCTACTGGCAAGAACAAGCAATGGAAGCGCTACGCTTTCTGTTGACGATCACGGACTGAAATATCGCTACAAGACACCGAACACGACAACGGGGCGCGATGTGCAGGAACTCGTAAGAGCGCAGACACTTGCAGGATCTAGTTTCATGTTCACGGTCAAGGATGAAGAATGGGAGGAGAAGCCTGACGGCACATACGACAGAACGATCACCGAAATCGGTAGATTGATTGAACTCGGACCAGTAACAACGCCATGGTATCCACAGACAGATGCGCAGCTAAAGAAGCGCAGCCTTGAAATCATGGAGCGTGCAGGACTAATTGAGAAAGAGCAAGAGACCAAAGAAACGCCAGAAATTAAAGATACTGGCGAAAATTTGAAGGAAGAGCCCGTTGTGGAGGAGCCACAAGAGGAGCCTAAGAAATACGATCCTACTATTGACTTATTCTTACTCGGACTGAAATAGAAAAAAGTTGCACAACTAAAGAGTATGCACTTATAGACATTTGTAACTACAAACCATAAATAAAATGAAATCAAGCAAAGAACTGAAAGAGTTGCGCGAGGAGAAAATCTCTGAGGCGCGAACGCTTGCGGAGAGTTTGAAGGGCGAAGAGCTGACCGATGAGCAGCGCGGCACTTTGGATTCTTTGCAGAAAGAGATTGACACACTTGGCGAGGACATTACACGCGCTGAGAAGTTAGAAGAAACATTGAAAGCTGAAGAGGCTCGCAAAGCTGCTAGTGTAGCAGGAATGCCTAAAAGCACTACTGAAGAGAAAGAACTTGATCGCATTGCGGAAAGGTTCAGCTTCTTGGAAGCGTACAACTACGCACGAGGGGACAAGCACGATGAGGGCCTGATTCGCGAGATTCACGCTGAAGGTGTGAAAGAATTGGAGGGTATCGGCAAAGGTGCTTCACGCGATGGCAAATCTGTTGTAATTCCTTCAAGTATGCTGAAGCGCGCACGAGTTGAGCAACGTGCGAACATCACCGAGAACACAACCACAGGAATCGAAACTACTGACTTCGTTCAGTCTGTTTATGCAATGACTGTACTGGACAAACTCGGAGCGACCTTCTTGAATGCTATCGAAGATCAGCGTGTACCGATCATTGGATCAGTTTCTACTCAGTGGGAAGGCGAGACTGATGCCGCTGCCGACGGTGGTAGTGCTACTACCAAAGTAGACCTAACTCCAATTCGTTTGGGTTCTTACGTCAACTTCTCTAAGCAAGCATCACTTCAAGCAAACTACTCACTCGAGGCTGCTCTTCGTCAGGCTTTTGCCCGTGCGATTGCTGCTAAGTTTGAATACGCTTGTTTCACTGATGACTCAGGAAACGGAGCATTTGACTACTTGGGCAACGGTAAGACTGCTGTAACAGGTGGAACTGCTACCGCAATGGTAACAGCACTCGTCGAGGAGGTGCTCGGAAACAATCACTTGATGGGTAATCTTGGATTTGCTATCTCTAGCTCTCTTTGGTCAGAATTCCAAACTTCTGTACTCGCAACAGGCGTTAGCGCACTGATTCAGAACGGGCAGATTTTGGGCTATCCATTTGAGTTCTCTACTCAGGTGGCGGACATCGCATCAGGTCAAGAAACTGCATACTTCGGTGATTGGTCTAAGGTATATGCTGCACAGTTTGGAGGTATTGAGCTTCTGCTTGATCCTTACACTCAAGCAGCTAATGGAATGGACAGACTAGTACTTAATTCATTCTGGGATATGGCACTTGTACAAGATGCAGCAATCTCAGTAGCGGGTTACACAGGATAATTGTTGGGTAATCTCACATCTCAGGGGGTGGGGTTCGCCCTGCCCCTTTTTTTGTAACTATGATAAAGCACTTAGACTACCGATACGACTACAACATGAAGATCGCTCCAGGCGATAAGCCCGAAGGAATGCCATACCCTTTAGACAAGGTTAAGGAGTTCTTACGGGTCACGGGAACAGATCAAGATGGAGTCATCACGCGCATGATAAATGCAGCGGCAGACATCATCGAGCGTGAGACGTGGTTTGTATTTGGGTCTAGGAGTTATGTGGGTTATTTCGATGAGTTTCCTCCAGAGGCAATATTTCACAAATATCCTGTGAGCACTGTTAGTTCTGTAACGTACTACGACACGGACAACGCGCAGCAGACACTTGCGACTTCAAGCTATTGGACGGACTTAACAAGCGATCATGCTCGTATCTATTTCGAGAATGCACCGAACGTATATGACAACAGGTACGATCAAGTACAAATCAACTTTACTGCGGGCCATGCGAATTGGTACGACTACCCTGATGAGTATGTTCAGCTTTTGATGCTAGTCGTTTATGACCTGTACGAGAACAGAACTACGAACACGATGGGCAGCAATAGTGAGACTCACAGCGCAGTAGTTAAACATTTGATGTCAGGACTAAGCAAACGAATACCGATATGAACATAGAATTTACAAAAAACACCACACAGAATGGCGTGAAGTTCAAGAAAGGGCAACGGCTAGGGGTCACCCTCGCATGGGGTCGTGAACTGATTGCTAGGGGTGTGGCATTTGATGTGGAGAGCCCACAAACAGAAACAGAAATTGAACCAATAAAAGAAGAAGAAAATGGCAATTAATAGAGGGGGGCTAGCAGCCCTTTACAACGGGACAACGAAGATTGCGAACGGCACGAATGTGACTGTCAGCGCAGAGCTTGCAATGAGGGATGCCACGACGAAAGATTCGTCTACTTGGGTAGATAATTTGGAGGGGTTAGCTTCGTGGTCAATGACGGGAGATTTTTACTTTGATGAAGGCACTTTGAGCGATAACGATGGCGCAGATGATATGTTCACTTTGCTCAGTGGCCGCAGCACTCTGACGGCTATGTATTCTCCCGAAGTTTCAGGCGATAGCAAGTACTCAGGCACGGGCTATGTTACCTCATGGAGTAAGACTGCGGGGCTTGATAGCGATAATGAGAGTTATTCTATCACCATCACGGGCACAGGCGCACTGACTCAGGCTACGGTCTAATGAGATACGGAGCACTAACTGAGCGCATAACGATTGAATCTTACACGACCGCTCGCGATTCTGCGGGCGGTTCTGTTAAGACATGGTCAACCTATGCGCAGCCTTATGCTCACATCAAATACGGTAGCGGGTCAGAAAGACTTGAAGGCGCACGAGACACATGGATTGAACGCGCAGTATTTACGGTTCAATACGACAGCGACACAAAGAATATCACTAGTACAATGCGGGTTAGTTTTAACGGCTATTGGGATATTGAGAGCGTCCGCACGATGAACCGATACGGGAAAATTGAGATAACAGCAGCACAAAGAGATAGCTAATGAGAGGGCTGGTAGGATCAAACGAGCGCAGGTCAGCAATGCAGGCCTCTGTAAGGCTCGAAGGGCTAGAGTCTGTCATTGAGTCTATTAAAAAGATTGAGAACGACCTTACCAAAAGGCGTAGACTCCTGTCAATACTTCGCGCACAATCGAAGCCATATCTAAGGGCTTTGAACGACACAGTGCCTGTCAGTAATAGAAACGGCAGATCTCACAGCCAAATCGACTACACAGGCGCAGGGAACTTGCGCAGGTCTATGAAGATATTTGCAAACAAGCGCAACTCTAGAGGGCTTGTTTATACCCACGTCGGGCCACAAGCAAAGAAGCCACGCGGATCGGGGTTCTATGGGTACTTTCTGCTACCTGGCGCGAGTGAGCGCATTAAAGAAGAAACTGACTGGAGGAAAGACGCATATAGGATCGTAGAACACGAAATTAGAACAGGGATGAGTAAAGACCTTTTAGACTATTTGAAGCGGTCTGCAAAGCGTAACGGATGGAATGTTGATCACTTAACACTATAATGCTAAACGAAGCGATATACACGATCTTAACAGGTGATAGCACACTAACTGCTGCGCTGGCTACTACGACCTCGATATTCAACACGAATGCGAACAAGGAAGAGTCTAATCCTTGCATCGTATTTCAGATAAGAAATCAAGACCCGACATATACAAAAGATGGGGCTGCACCTACAATATTGACAGATTTAGAGATTGACATCTTCGTGAATGGCACACCCAAAACGGGGTGGACTATCGCGGGCTATGTCAAAAACGCTTTAGATCAGTACAGCGGAACGACTAACGGCGTAACAATAGATACGATACAGTGGGAGGGAACAGATGACGACTTCTATGACCCGAACCGAGACGAGTATCAAATTAGTATGGGATTCCTAATAAGAACAAAATAAATATGGCACAAACATTAACATTGAACGGCAAAGATTATCCATTCGCATTTACTTACACTTGCTTGAGGAAATTGAGCAAAGAAAAAGACTTGGACGAAATTGAGCAGAGCGAGAGGGCTTTTGTGCTTGCTATTAACAAGGGATATGAGCGAGAGGGTGAAAAGACAACAATGACGAGCAAAGAGTTGATTGACATTCTGGATAATGACGATGAGGCATTGGGTGTATTATCTTCGGCTTTAAAGCGTGACATGGGGAAACTGGCACCCTCTGAGGACGAGGGAAAGTAGCAGACCTCTGCGATGAGATAGAAAAAGCATCGGCAGAGGTCGGACTAAAGCCATTAGAGGTATATAGTTTAACGCCACGTGAATTTGAGAATTATTGCTCTGGGTTTATGGATAGAGAAAAGTGGAAAAGCAGAGCGGAATGGGAGCGTACAAGATGGATGGCGTGGATTTTTAGCGTAAACTTGACAGGTAAGCCCAGAAGCCCTCAAGACCTCCTAATGCTCGACCACGAGATGCCAGACAAGGAAAATCGGGAACGTAGTCTTAAAGCAGCGCGAGAGAAGTTCCCTAAACAGTTAAGCAATGGCTAAGAAACTAGGTTTAAATATAGCGTTTGGACTGAACACAAAAGACTTCAGCACCAAGATGCAGAACGTCCGCAGAGAGATGCGACAAGTATCTCGGCAGCTTACGTCTGTGGGCCAGAAGATGACCGTAGGATTCACTGCGCCTTTTGCTGCTGCCTCTGCTATTGCTTTGCGCAATTTCGACCAACAAGCTAAGGCGGTGGCTCAGGTAGAGGCGGGTATCAAAGCAACGGGCATGGCTGCGGGTAGAACTAGCGAACAACTGCAAAAGATGGCTTCTGAGTTACAGAAGAATAGCCTCTTCGGTGATGAGCAAATACTTCGGAATGTGACTGCGCAGCTTTTGACGTTTACCAATATAGCTGGTAAGCAGTTTGACAGAACTCAACAGGCGGTATTAGACTTGTCTGCTAGGATGAATGTGGATTTGAAAAGCGCATCTATACAAGTTGCAAAGGCTTTGAATGATCCGATAGCTAACCTGTCAGCCATGAGCAGAAGCGGTATCCAATTTTCTAAAGACCAGAAGCAAACTATTAAGACACTTTGGGAGATGGGGGATGCTGCGGGTGCGCAAAACATTATCTTAGAGGAGTTAGAAAGACAGTTTGGCGGGTCAGCAAAGGCTGCTGCAGAAGCGGGGCTGGGGCCTTTTCAACAACTCAAGAACTCGATCATGGATTTGATGGAGCCATTTGGTGAACTAATAGCAGAATTCTTGAAGCCTTTTGTCAAAATTGTGCGCAGAATAGTTGAATGGGTAGATACTTGGAGTAAAAGGACAAAAGCGATAGTTTTAGTAATTGGGACATTGGTTGCAGCAATAGGTCCTTTAAGTTTGGCTATTGGAGCTTTATTGGCAATGATCCCCGCAATCTCAGCAGGGTTCGTTGTTCTTAGTTCGAGTATGGCAGGTATATTACCCGTAGCTATACCTATTACAGCAGCTATCCTTGCAATAGCAGCAGCAGTCATATATGTGCGCAAGAACTCTGAAGCGCTTAAGGAGCGTATGTCTAACGCTTTTGCAACAATCAAGAATTCGCTTATTGATCTGGCTATTTCTACATTGAAAACATTCAAGATGCTCCCTAATGGAGTTTTGAAATTATTAGGTATTAAGGGCGGGAAGTCTGGGCTTGATGATACAATATCTAGACTTCGCAATATGAAGTCAGTCATAAAGGATAATGCCATAGAATTGAAGGGGTTTGGTACTATCTTTAAGGAGATATTCGGAGAGGCAGAGTCATTTATACCTAGTGGCGAAGGAACGACAGGAGGTGGCGGAACGACAGGAGGTGGCGGAACGACAGGAGGTGGCATAACGACAGGAGGTGGCATAACAAGGAGAGGTGGTCTTATTGATGGAATGAAGCCAATACGGTCGGGCTTGCAGTCAATGGATCAACGCATGGCAGAAATGGCAGAAGGGATGCGCGAA